GAGCTGTTCGCGCTTCTGACAAGCCTCTACTCTCTCAAGATTCGCAGCTTCAGACTGAAGGACACAGCGGTTGGGGATTAAGGTCATGTCCTAAAGCCTCATTTGGGTGGGTTTTGGGAAGAGCGCGAACAGCCGAAGGGGTTGGGGCTGAGCCGTAGACCTAATGGCGCACAAGATGCGCGGCGTATTCGAGTAGCCATACCTTCGGCGCAAAGAAAAGCTCCAGCAGATTGAAAGACGCATCAATGCCAACGAGCGCGGCAAGCAGAGAGACACCCATCCCACCAATTACCGCCAAAGTTCTGGGGATTCTCCAAAAGCCAAACTCATCCGGGGTTAGATCAACCCACTTTGTCGCGATACGGTAGGACGCGAGGATGGCCAAGATGGACAGGCATACGGTCAGGGAGTTTGAGGCTATCTTCCAGTGAATAAGTTGCTGAACCACGTCTGGAATCTGGTCCTTCAGGAACTCCGCCCCTTGTGAGGCTTTCTCTATCGCTGACTGGAGAATCTGGTTTACCGTATCTTCTAGCTTATTCGTATCCACATAGCCTCCTATGGCTTGATAATCCCGTTCAGCAGTTCACCGATTCTTTTCTGGTTACTCTCTCGTTCGGATGCGCTCAGACGCTTGGGCTTGGCAGGCTGTTTCTTGGGCTTTTCCTTAAAGCTCTTATATGTATTTGCTACTGCTACTGATGGTGTTACAGGTAACACGTCACCGTTACCAGACTTGCCGGAGCGGTACTTCTGAACCCTGAGGCGTGTGCGCTCGCGTATGACTGCGCTGGTGACCAACTCCCTATATTTGACGGCGTTTAGGACGATAAACCCACCGGGAACCCGCTCAATTCTGCGGCCTTCGAACTCCTCATCGCCCGAGGTCTTGTCCGGCGCAAGGAAGCATTCCACGGCTGCCTGCGCCTCTTCCTCGGTCACTCGCGCCCTTGCGGCGAGGTTTCCGATGGCCGAAAAGTGCGCGTATCCGTCCTGATCCATCGCTGCCAAGAGCGTCACCCAGACAATACGACTCGGCGTAGATTCAAGCCAAATACTTGAATCCAATATCTTTGTGAACAGCTTGTTGTACACGTCGGCCATCCGTTAACCTCAGGTAACCCATGGTAACACGTTTTGCGTTACTACTGTTACATGTATCGCTTGTTGTGATACTCTCGCGCCGTGAACCCAGAACCGGCCATGATCCTCTTACTGTTCAAGCAGACCCCACAGGGCTTGGAACTCGTGACTGATCCGCTTGAGGCGGACGATGAGTGCGAGCTGGTCATGCCTGTGGTTCTGCCGGAGACGTGGCCGCTGGCGGCGTAGACTTCTCGGCGGCAGCGATGAATGCGTCAACCTTGCGGCCTCGGCCCAGAAGGATCATTTGACCCGGCGAGGCATTGCCGAACGCTGGATTGGGCGTGGTGAACCACCGCTCTGCCTTGTCGGTACCCAGAAGCCTCGCCACACGCTCAAACCGTTCCTCGGTCCAGATGGCGAGAGATTTTCGCGCTCTTCCCAAGAGCCTGTGCTTCACGATTGTGCTGCCGGAGGAGAAGTTGGCGGCGTAGGCAGGGGCATCCAGTGGGTTGGCTGATTCTCTCGCTGTGCTCCAACCCTAAACCAATCCCAGCACCAATAAGGGCGTGGTTTCCTAGCATATCGGTCATCGCGCCATTCCCCGATAACCGCCCTTGGCATATGCGGATAACCTAGAAGAATCTTGCAATTCTTCGGCGCTGTGCTGATCGGCAACCACTCCGCTGCCTCGGTCACAACTCCACGAGATTTTCGCGCTTCATCCATCTTGATCGTCCTGCTGTGCCTGTGATTCTGCCCGATCTGGCTGCGTGAATGAGGCTTTGCAGAACTCAAGAACTCGTATGAGTTCTTCTGCCTCTTCCTTGTATTCCACGGCAGCGAATACCTGGATGTAGTGAATGCCAATGGCAACAGTGAATGGGCGATACGTGATAATCGGCTGCCAGTTCATGGAGCTACCCTGTATTCCCAGATACCGTTCATCTAGTAGCGGCGTTTAACTTTCAGCCCTTCCTTGCGCAACTGGCGCAACCGCGCAGATACCGAAGCCTCCGGGTCGCCCGTGAGGTCGGCAATGCGGCGCAGGGTTCTCCACTGACCATCCTTCGTCACGTTCCTGACGCGGCCTAGCTGCGCCTTGAGTCGTTCGCCATCGCGTTCAGGAACAAACGTCTCTCCCTTGAACTGCGGCTGGCTCCCGAAGATGTCTAGCTGTTTCACGGTCATGGCCGAACAGTTCGAAAACTGCCGGGCATCTTCCCGTGAGTTGATATAGATAATCTCTTTCATGCCTTGGCCTCCATGTAGGTTAGTAATTTGTTACGCTCAGAATAGCGACGCCGGTCAGGCGGTTTGGCGAGGTATGCTTGAATCTCTTCCGCCGTATGACCTGTTGCTGCGCCTCGCGCAAAGTTGCAAGGGCGGCAAACAGGAACGACATCCAGGGGCTTGAAGTAGTCTCTGTGGTCATAGCCGTAGGCCGGTTTCCCACAGTCCACGCACTTCGTTTCCTTGTCGATGCGCGGCAGGCGACCTAGGCGCTTCGCCCAGTACATGATGTTGTGCGTCTTGAGCTTCAGCGCCTCCCAAAGATCGGCGCAAGGGCGGCAACGCTTCGCTGCGTAATTCATGCGGAAACTCTCCCCACAACACATGCAGATCACGTCACCGTTCTTATCCAAATGGTGGAATGGTTTTACTTTGGCCACGGGAACTCCGGCGCTAGGATTTGAGGGGTGGTGCCGAGAATCTTGGCGACTCTGGGCGCCCATTCGGGCGGGATGCGGCCACGCTTGAACCAGTTGTTTACCCGCTGGGACGTGAATCCTAATTCCCGAGACAGGCTGGCCTGAGTATGGTTCGCCTTGCGTAGTACCTTGCTGAGTGTGTCCATGGAGCGATTAACGCATATCTACGGGGCGTTGTCAAATAGTTGTTGACAAGCTCGTGTTGATACGATACCGTCTGCATCAAGGCGGTGAGGCGTGGAAAATCGGAGACACGCAGTCTGGTGCAAACAGGCCCCTAAAAGTCAGCATGCAGGTTCTTTGCACGAACGACTTGCATTGACGAACAGAAAGGAAGCCGGGGGGACCGTCCCGGCCACCGCCCCTCTAACTAACGGAGTACACCATGAGCCTGCAAGTAGAATTTGGTTTGCTCGACGACGAAACCTTCGAAGACGCCGCACGCCGCATCAAGACTGAGCGCGACACCTACAAGTCCCTGTGCGCCTCTCAGCACGAGATCATCACCGGTTACGAGGAACAGGAGAATGCGCTGGTGAACGCGCTGACTCGCTGCCTGCGCTACGGCGACCTCTTGCCAGAACTGGCCGACGAAGCTCGCGCTGCCTTGGAAGCCGCCGGAGTGGAACTGCCATGAACATCCTCTACGAACCCTTCAAAGACGATGACGCGATCAGCGCAGCGCTGGACCGCTATTGGAACGCTGCCATGCTGGAACTGATTGCCGAGAGTGATGGTGGGGACGAAGTAATAACGCAGGAGCAGATTGCCGAGCGTGCGCTTCAGATAGCCAAGGAGAAGTCCCGTGATTGACACCCTGAGAGCTGAGGCAGCTGCCATGCAGCAAGCCATCGACCTTTACACAACCCTGTGCATTGCCTCCAAGGGCAGCAGGAACCCAGACACCATAGCGAAGCGTGAGCGGTTGGAGAACTCCCTGGCCGACGCACGTCTTCACCTCAAGCGCATCAAGGAGCAACTGCTGTGAACGAACCGGAGATTCTTGTGATGGACCCCATGAGCAGAAAGGATTTGCGCAGGCAGTACCGGAGAGAACAGCGCGAAGACTCGCCTTTTACGTGGGAATGGGTCGGTGAGGTCCGCTGGTACTACTGGCTGGCACTGGTTGCAGCCATCACCCTCTGCATCGTGGTGCGGGCTTAGGGTAGAAGCGCGAACATCTCTCAACATTGAAACCGAGGAACCATCATGTTCGATATCGAAGTTACCCCCGAAGTCGCAGACGCCATCGCAGAGATTGGCCGTGTTGATCCGCGCTACCACTCGCCGGAAGGCGTGTTGTTTCGCAAGGCGCTGGCGCTGATTGCCGAGGAAAAGCGTTGGGCAAATTGCGCCCGCATGTCAGGCCCCAAGTTGTGCAGTCTCGGCGCGCTGCATGTTGCCTCGAAAGGCAAAGGAGCAGTCAACGGTTGGATCAAGCAAATGAATGCGCTTTCAGTTGCGATGGGCGGCAAAGCTTGGGACTCAGGTAAGGGCGTAATCAAGTTCAACGATTCCCACTCCCACGCGGAAGTCATCCAAGTTTGGCGTTCAACAGGCTTCGCAAACGGGTGGCTCTGATGAACATGGACTCCCCCGAGAACACCCCTGCTGCCGTCATCAGAGCACAGGTAGCCGTGAGATGCCGTGCGCTGAAACTGTCGCCGGAACATCAGGCGGAAGCGGAGAATGCAGGGCTGGATGAATGGTGGAAGCGGGCTAGGAGTATCGCTTACAGCGTAGCGACCGGGACGCGGAAAGCTCAAGAACTGGCGAAGGTGCGGACATGAACATCAAGCATTTGCGGTTCTACAAAGAGCGCACGGTATCTGTGACGATGGCCCCGAATATTTCTCAGGCTTTGGATATTCTTTGTGACGACGGCGAGGATGAGAACGATCAAATCTGTGAAGCCATCTTTGAGGCTGCTACGCAGAAAGTCTTACGAGTTGTAACGATTCCTCTTTCTGTTCAGCCAAAGTCGCGTTATCGGAGAGAAAAACCATGAGTGACCAGCGCGAAACGCCCATGGAGTTCATCACCGGAGTGCTGCTGGCGTGTGTCGTGGGCTGGGTGTTCAAGATTGCGCTGGTGGGGTGGTGGACATGAGCAAGGAATCAGACTTAGCTGCATTGAAAGGCATCGCAGACCGTTTGGATTACTCAAGGATTGAACAGGCCATGTGGGCGTTGCGCTGGACTTGGGGTGGCAACAAATCACCGCCCACGAAGAGCGAGTTGCGCGCTACGGTTGATGAATTATGCGGCAATCTCGCTGGCAACCAAATTACATCCATGTCAACCGGCGGCTTCACGGTAAGACGTAAAAGAACCGGCCAATTTCAAATCGCATTCTACGTTGACGAAAAGGACAATGACGAATGACCCTCTGGCAGCGTTTCAACCGCTTCCTGTTCCCGCCCAGCAAGTGGTCAGGGTGCGATGCACCTTCGGACTACGACCGCCTCGCAGCCTATGAGATACGGCTGGGGCAGCATAAGGCCAAGCAGTGGTTGAGGAACCAGCGGATAGCCCAGGTGTTCGACAGCCGCGCCACGGTGCAGCCGAAGGTTACTCCTAAACTTCCGAATGACAACGTACTCAAGTTCAAGAGGAAAGCATGAACGCTCAGGAAATGAATCAGAACATGCTATGCAGCGGGCCTCCGACTATGTACGTCGTCCGGTGGGGAAACGGCATGGGGACGTGCTGCCATTCGATTGAACACGCAATGCTGTTGATGAAACACGCAATGCAGCAAGGCCAGCACGCAACGATGACCGCAGAGCCGTGGATACTTCAGCAGGAAAGCTGCCAGCAAAAGGACAAGCAAGCATGAAACTCAAAGACCAATCCTGCCTCGCCTGTAGGCACTGGCGCCCCAACATCACGAACGACTACGGGCAATGTAAGGCACCCCTCCCCGTCAGCCTGTCCGGCTGGCTGGTGAAGCTAAAGCCTACGTTCAGTACGGATGGTTATTCGTGTCCTGCGTATCGGAAGCGAATCAATCGTCGTAAGTCGAATGTGACTCCCATAACCCAGAAGGTGCAGCCATGATTAGCCCGAAAGAAGACAGTTTGCGGCAGAACCTTGGCCTCGCAGCAATCTTTGGCAATGACAGTGCTTACGAATTGTTGCAGAAACGAATTGCAGAGAACGCCGACATTGGAGTAACCGTGCAACCCACTAAAGGCGATACAGACGACAACGAACAGTTCAATGAAATCCTCGCTGCCGCTTATGCTGCTCTCATGCAGATGCCGCTGAAGCCTGAAACCTACGAAAGCTACGCGAGGGCCGAGATGGCCGATCATCAATATAAAGAATCTCGCTACCGGAGATAACCACAATGGAGTCTGTCGTCGCGTAATTTGCGACCGGAGGGGATTAACGATGTGGTGCCCTCTGCGTGGCGACAGACTTCACCTTTGACTATGGAGAATGAAAATGCGCGGATACGTTGAGACAATGGAACGGCTGGCATTCTTCCTGCCCGAAGGCGTTGAGCCGACTGACGAACAGGTTCTGGAGGCCATGCGCGATCAGGCGGCCTACCACATCGACATGGCGCGGGACCGGATGAAGGAAGAACACCTGTTCGACATCCCGGCGATGACTTCCGAAGAAATCGACAAGAGGCTCAACAATGGCTGATATCCCCAACCTCGCAGGTATTGCCACGGACGACCTCGTTCAGAAGATCGGTGGCGGATCATTCCAAGCATCGTACATCAACTGGGCACGCACGCTGCACCTGCTGCACGTCCACGCGCCCGGCTGGATGCCTGAGTTGATCCATACGGCTGATGGCGGGATCGTCAACAAGGCGCCCGTAGGCGGCTACCTGTTGATTGGGTTCCGACACGCTGATGGGTCCATGACACCTCCGGTTCCGCAGGCGGTAATGGACCAGAAGAATGCGGCCATTCCGATGGACCAGATCGACGCCCGCGACATTACCGATACGCACGTCCGTGGAGTCTGCAAAGCCGCAGCCTTCACCTTTGGACTCGCCTACGAACTCTGGGCGCGCATGCCGCTGGAGTCTGGGCACGCCGAGAAGGAAGAACCAAAGCAACTCGCAGGACTTGGCAAGCCCAAAGACGGCATGAGCCTACAGGACTTCCCGCCCGCCATGCAGATGGAAATCACCGCATGGGCCAACGACATCAAGAAAGCCGCCGAGGAAGATGACTTACTGAGAGCGGTCAAGCATTGGAAGGACTGCGACCTGGAGAATGAGGCCAAGACAGCGGTGTGGTTCCTGCTGGGGACGCAGCAGCACGGCAACGTCAAACTGACGACGGCTATTAAGAGACTTATCGAGACACAGAAGGTGGTGGCGTAATGGCATTCCAGCAGCGTGAAGGCAGTGGCACCCTGTTCCGCAATGACAAGGGCGACAACCCCAAGCGTCCCGACTACAAGGGCGACATGAACGTGGGTGGCGTCCTCTACGAAATCGTCGGGTGGACGAAGGATGGCAGCAAGGGGAAGTTCCTGAGCCTGTCCATCAAGCCGAAGGGAGAAAGGAAGCCTGCACCAATTAAGCCAGCCCCTGCATCATCTACCGATGTGTGGGAAGACTCGGATTTACCCCCATTTTAGCCATGCGCCGCCTAGCCATCCTCCTGCTGTCCTGCTGGAAAACCCCCGTGAAGACCAGCATCGAACCTGTCGCCGGAGAGAAATGGATTTTGCACGTTGACAAAACGGACCCGTGGGGCGGCAACAAATATCCACCCGTGAAGATTCTCGACGTGAAGGAAGGCTGGGTTCGCTACAAGATTGGCGATTACATCTTCAAGGATGAGCGCATGCCTGTTGAACGATTTGTGGCTATCTATGACTACCATTCAACGTAACCTGATCTTACTCCTGCTGTCCTGGTCTGTACCTTTGCTTCTACTGATACTGGAGTGGACGATATGAACAAGATGGGAGAAGCGCGAAAAGCCGAAGTGTCTGAGACCGAGGCGCTGTTGCAAACGGCGATTAAGGAACTCATAAAGTGCGCTAGGGAACTGGACCAGTACGGATCGCTTGAGTCGGCTGCCAGAGCAGACAAAGTAATCGCCTCTATCCGCGCCGCCGAACTCAGTGCGCAGGATGCCAGTCCGAAGGATGGATGGCAGCGTGACGCAGCAAGGTATCGGAAGGCGAGAAAAATGCGCCTGCGACTTGATGCCGATTCCATCGTGCCAGTTCGTCCTGACAAGTTCGATGCGATGATCGACGCCGCACCGGAGCCATCATCTGCAAATGACCGCGCAATGGCCCACTACGATGAATAACCCCATGACTGACACAACCCCTGTTCCAAGCCGCGAGGCGGTGCCATGAGCTACTGCCAACAGTGCGCTGACCTATTGCGCGAACGTGGAACCCTTCTCGCGGAAGTCGAGCGGTTGACTCCCATAGAGGAACGTCTGATACAGGTTCTTCGTGGCGGCGAAATAATGCTCGCCGAACTGGACACCCTCCGCGCAACCGTCGCCGAGCAAGAGGCAGCTATCAAGACTGCGACTAAGGCAGTAGAAAAACTGATCGACAAAAACGCCGAGCAAGGTGCTGCGCTGGCGGAGTTGGAAACCGACATGCGATTTCGGTGTACCGATCAGGATTGGATCGGGAAACTAGTTGTCGAGGATTGGGCTAACCGTATCGCCGCCCTTGCCAGCGCGCAGTCAGTTGGAGATGGCCCACAAGTAGCTGCCGGCCAGACAGGTAAGATTTGAAACACTTGTTATACCCTGCGACCACTGCATGGAAAACACTCCAGTGGATGTCGTGATCAGCATGGCGTTGAATATCGCGCAGACTGGGGTATTGGCATCAACCGTGCCGGGGGTATAGGAAAGGTGATTGTTCAATGCCGCTCGTCCTGCCGAGACGATGTTCGATGTGACTGACAGTGTTCCGTTCACCCACAATTGAGAGGTCGTTCCAGTAAAGGCGGAATTGGCCTTCAAGTGCATGCCAGTGGTGGCTGCGTTGAATGATGCGACAATGGTGATATTGTAGGTCTTTCCTGACAGCAGAGTAACCTTCAGGTCCGTATCATCAGCGGGCGTTACATTGCTGAACCTAGCCTCATCGGCTGGCTTTACGATCAGGTTCTTGAACGTCTGCGTCACCAGGATGACGTTGTTGGTCACCTGAAGATTCGTACCATCGTAGATCATCTGGTACGTCACGCCCGCCTGCAGTTGTCCGGCAAGCAGCGCAGCGCCATTGGCCTGTATCGTCTTGGCTCCCAACGAGTTGAAGTTCATCGTGGACGCGCCGGTATTGGCGCTGGTTACCGTGACGGCGTATTGCGCTCCGGTTACGTAGCCGGTCGGCACCGGGGAAACGGTTGCCGTGTAGGTCGCGGTCCCCGATGTACTGGATGCGTAGTAGGTGCGCTGGATCAGGGCGGCATCGGGCGTGTTGTCACTGGGCGCGTCCAGGCGTCCAGAGAAATTGCTCTTGACTGTCCCATCGGCCATATCGGCCAACTTGTCGTTCTTCACCCCGACCAGCGGCTTGACCCGAACCGGCACACCGGGTTCTGGAAACCCCGCCATGTCCCCCGGATAGTAGGGACGGTGCGACATCAGTACGACCCACCCAGAGCCGCACAGGCCCAACCACCGGCAACCGCCGTGCCGATGCAGAAGATCAGCTTGTATCCCGGTGGCAGCACGATGGGGAATGCCGTCGTGTCCGGTGGAGATTGGGAGGCGTACTGATAGGGCAGTTCGTAGACCTGGGCATTGATGGCTGCGCTGTTGCTGGCGGTCGTTGCCGGAAGCGCCACCTCCGCGTACAGGACGTTGTTCGTCGAGGTTCCCGCCGTGCTTCCGTTGTTGATGAAGATGCGTGCCACGGTTGCCACGTTCGTGCCTTGGGCCATGAAGCGAATTCGCTCCACCCTGCCGCCGTTGGTGGCATCCGCAGTGAAGATGGTCGGGCAGGTTCCCGTTCCATCGGTCGCTGTATTGGCCGCTGTGATGGTCGAGGAAATCCCGATGACGCCGACCTTGGAGAAGATTTGCAGGTTATTGCCAGCCATAAGTCACCCGAAGTAGACGTAAACCGAATGCGCAAGGGATATCACGTTGGAGGTATCGACCAAGCCTGTTCCTGCGGTAACAGAACTACCACCAACGAGCGCCGTTCCATCATAGCGTGTGTACCACACCATCACCCATTGGCTGGAACCGACTGAAACCCACTCGCACTTGTCCCCGATGACCGTAGTGATGTTGGCTTGGGTGATCAGGTCCATTGACGCTACGTTATGGACAAGCACGCACCCGCCGCCAGAAAAACTCGTGACCCGGCGGATACCGGCAGCCCCGTTTCCAAGCGATGAAATAGTGGCAGCACCCGTAATCGTGACCGAGTCACCGGTCGCTGTTGTCAGGTCCGTCGTCGCTGCTGCTGCAATCGTCGTACTGATCTTGCTGATGTGGTCAATCGAGGCAATCGCACTGACGACATCAGACAGGTTGTTTGCAGCGAGCAGGAACCCGGAACCCGCCCCAAGGCTTGGCCCGACGATCTGAAGGTTAGTTCCATCGTAGAGCAGGGCCAGCGTCGAGCTTGCCGGGATGTCACCGGACACCAACGCACTGCCCTTGAACTTGATGGCTTTGGTGTTGAGCGTCGCTGCCGTGGTGTTGCCGTTCGTAAACGTGACGGTGTAGACAACGCCCGTGATGAAGGCGACCGGATTGAACGTTGCCGTGTAGGTATTCGTACCACTCGCTGTCGCCGTCTTGCTGACGACGTTCGCCGTGATAGCCCCGCTGGCCAGGATGGTCGCATCCCCCGTCATCGGCACGGCAACCCAACTCACCCCGTTGCCCACCAGGATGTAGTTCAGCGTCGGGAACTCGGGGTTGTTCAGCCCCGCAATCATCGAGGCGTCGAGGTCGAAGTTGGTGGGCGCTGCGGCAGGGGAAATGTCCTGTTGATACCCGGAATTGCTTCCACCTACCTGCTGAGTGCTCGTGGACATCCCCGACGTGGTGATGCTGACGGTGACGGCATTCCCGACAGACGGTGTGACGACACCGCTGGACGGCTCAAACAACGCCAGTGTTCCGTCCGACTGACGGATGAACAGGTTTTCGCCAATGATGGCGCCTTCCGTGGCGTCTACGTCAATCGAGACGCCTTTAAGGGTGGTCTTCCACAGCTGGACGAACGCACGGGACATTTACCGATAACGCCGCCATGCCGGGGTGGCTGTCACGACATCCCACGTAAACCCAAAGTTCGACGTGGCGGTCGTGACCGTGGGCTTGGCCAGCCCATCCCCCGACGAGGTAAACGTGCCGTTCAAGGTCAGCGCCGTGACAATGCTGCTGAAGGACAACTGGTAGTCCTGTCCGTCGAACGCGCCATCCGGCATGACGATGGTCAGCGTTGCTATGGTTCCACCGGGGTCAAACGCGAGGATGTTCCGGGTGTAGCCGTTGGCCACTGGGGAAATCGTATCCCCTGGGCTGATCGTGGAAAAGACCGTCAGCGTGTTCGACTCGTTCAGGATGACGAACTCGGTCGTGGCGACTGTGGTGTTGGAAGTACCGGCAGGTTGTGTCGTCGCCGTCCCCGCAGGAGCGGTGTTGTGGACGTACAGGATGGCATCCGTTCCAATCACCGGTGCTACCACACCGCCATAGAGGTAGGTGGTGCTGGCATTGGCCGTGCCGTCCGGTCCCGTTGTGACTATCATGCCATCGAACTGCCCACTGTCACGGGCCTGACGGCTTCTCTCAAGCGACCATACGGTAGTCGTGCTGCCAGCGCTACGAACGCGATACACGCCGTTCTGGAGGGTCGAGGACTGGTCTTTTACTAATATATCGTCATCTACTGCGGCAGCCACGCTATCGACGGTAAGCGCTCCAGCGACGGTGGCGACGAGCTTGGCACCCAAGTCCTGGTTGGCAGGAACGAGGGCGGTCGTGTCGGAGTAGGTGCAGGTATCCAGCGCGGCTGCCGTGGCAAGCCGGACGTGGACGGCGGTCTGAATCTGTGAACCGAACTGTGTCATGGTTTTGCTCCCGGTGGACCTTTGTTGGAGTGAGGGACTTTCTGTCTCTGGCCGGGTATCCCCGCCATCATGTCTTCGGTGATGTTTCTCGGGCGAAGGTAATTCTTGTTCGGGTCTTCGCGTGCCGCTTCCTGCTGAATGACCTGTGGAATGCTTCCCCGCAACTGGCCACCCAAGACCTCCATCCACGGGCTTTGGTCTTTCCCGTGGTTGCGCCCGTATTCCAAGGTGTTTTCCGTTCTGCGCATGAGGTCCGTGTAAGGAAGTGTACGCTCACCCCAGTTTTTCAGGTTGCTGAAAATGGAGTACAGCGCAGCATCGACTGCCGTGTCTTGAGGAAACAGTTTCCTGTCTTCCTCGTAGACTTTGACGATCCCGGCGCCGATTTCCGGCATGGCGAAGGGCGAGCCGTGGAAGGCTTCTCCACCGACATCCAGACCACCGAACTTCGCTTGGCCTTCCTGTATCTCGGCATTCGGGTCTTTCTTGATGGCCGCTCCCGGAACGCCGCCGAAGTATTTGTGGAAGACCATGCCCAGAGCCATCATCAATAGCGCTCCGCTACCCTGTGCGCCGATGTTGCGAGCGATGTAGTCGGCACGTTCCGGCGTCATCTCGCCGCCTTCCATGCCCTTGAACGCGGCCTTCAGCGTACCTACCAACGGCACCATCTCGACGCCTTGCTTGAAGACATTCGGACCAACACGAGTGACGGGCAGGAGTCTCTTGAAAATCGCCCCGATTATGTTCGCGCCGATGTTCTTGGACTTGTCTGCGGCACGAATACCGGCCAAGAGCATGTCGTTGAACTTGTTGGCGCCCTGCATCTTTTCCTCGTAGCCCTTGGCTACGGCACGGCCATTGATGGAAGCGGCAGTGGAGGGACGGTTGAGGAATTCGTGAATCTCCGCATCGGTCTTTCCAGCGGATTTCATGGAACGTTCAATCTGGATGGTCTGCTTGACTCGGGATTCAAACATGGCAGGAACCGACAGCATCGTCTTTTCGACACCGTGGAATCTCGCGGGGTAGGACGAAACCACCCGCGCCACTTCCAGCGCCCTGTTCGCCTTTCCTGCGGTGTTCAATGCGTCGGTCATTGTGCCGATGTGGAAGAGGAACGAGTCGGACTGATGCGCGGGGTTCCCCTCAGCAATTTCCTCGTGCGTTGCCCCTTGTTGAATCGTTTCCTTCATCGCCTTGGGGATGGCTTTGACGCCCTCGCCATAACGGGCCTTGAGGCCCCTTGTCGTTAGCCCAACGCCGTACTGCGGCGCCTGATCCAGAATCTTGCGCAACCTTGGAACGGTGCGAGCAAGGCTGATGGTGGCGTCCGACAGGAACGAATGGATATGCCCTCCCGCCACGGCGTACAGCAGTTTCGGGATGACTTTGGGCGACGTGAAGATGGAGAACAGGTACTCGATGTGGGCCAATTCCAGAGCGGTCTTGAACCAGCCCTGATTCAGTCGGTTGCCTTTCTCGATGGCCGCGTCGGTCTGTCGCTTGATGGCCTCAACCTTCTGCTGCGCCTGCTTGACATCCTCGCTTTGTCCCCGAGTGCTGCGTTTCTGCGGCTCGGGGAAGTCGTTGGTTTCCAACTGACGGGTGAGTTCGGCCTCTTTCGCCTTCAGGCGATTCAAGGCCGCTTTGTTCTTGGCGACGTTCGGGTCAACCGGGCGCGTGGCTTCCGGCGACGGGCGAAGGTTATCGACCTCTTGCTGCTTCGCGGCCCGTTCGGCCTTTAGTTTCGCCACTTCCGCCGTGTCGGCGCGCTGGACATCGCCTTTCTTGGCCTCTGCCTGTCCCTTGGCGATTTGCTCATCGAGTTTCTTGATGTCGTTCGTCAGGCGATTGCGTTCCTGTTTCTCGCGCTCTGCCTGAACGTCCTTGGGTCGCCCCTTGGCTTTTTCGGGAAAGACAGCAGGCGGTGGATTCGTCTGCATCTTTTTCTGTTCGCGCAAATCGGCCAACTTGGCGCGTTTGGCAGCAATCTCCGGCGTGTCCGGCTTTCCTCGCTGCTGCTCCGTGTTGACGTTCGTCTCAATCTGCCGCTCAAGGTCGGCAATGTGCCTGTCCAGCGCAGCGTTGGACTGCTTCTCGGACTGCTTGGCTCTTTCAGCCGCGTCTGCGTCCAGACCTTTCTGCACCTTCTCCAGGTCGCGAATCTCCGCACGGACAGCCGCACGTTGCTTGGATGCTTCGCTCTGAGTCGCCGCCTTGGGCTTCTCGGCAATCTTGGCGGCTACATCAGCCTTTTCGTGCGGGGCGTACTTGTTGATGAACTCGTGCGCGGCCTCGACGACCTTGGTCGGGTCCGTCACGCCGGAGTCGATGGTTTCGTTGGCCTTGGCGCGAATGGCTTCCCCGAAGTCACCGGACTCCGCGCCTTTTGCGACACGACGAAGGTCCGCGACATGGGCCTTGAGCCGTCGCGTTTCGTCGTTGTACTCGGGTGAACACTTGGCCATCAGATCGGGCAGGCAGTCAGACGCTGCTTGATTTGCCCCTCCAGTTTTTCCATTTCCTTGTTTAGTTTAGCCTGCATTTTCTCGTCAGGCGATTTCTTCGCTTCTTTCGGTGGCTTTTCAGACTTCTTCTTCAGCGCCTCGACTTCCGCCTCGGCATCCTTGAGTTTCTGGGCTAGGTCTTCCATCGTCTTTCTCGTCGCCTCCCCGAACTTGTCGCCAAAGGCAATCTTTGCGCGGGCAATGGTGTGTGCCAAGGAGTAGTCTTCCGTCATGCCAGCCTTCGTTGCGTTGAGGGAGCGAGCTACGGAACTCTTGCTCTGCCTTCCCGCCTTTTCGTTGGTCGTCAGTGCTTCCTCAATCTGAGCCATCCTGATCTTCGCTGCCGTAGAGGCCACAGGGTCGCCCTCGGCCTTCGTCACGGCATCGACCGCTTTGGCATGTTCGCCCTGCAAGCGCACGCGGTCGTTCAGGAGCGCCATTGACTCCACATCATCTACGGGACGCTTCGACTTGACCACCTCGGCAGCCAAGGTAGAGCCGTAGGTCGGGTCTTTCGCCAGACGGTCCTTAGCCTCGGAATCGGCAGCCGCCCACTCGTGGCGTTCGGCTTGCGGCAGTTCGTAGACGCCTCTGGCAGCCCGCGCCTCGTCAGTCGCCGCCTTGGTTGCTACGGTTACCGGTCTTTCGGCTACCGCAGTTTCGGCATTGGCGGCTGCGGCAGGCTGGGTTTCGCTCCGGGGAATGTCGCTGGCTTGGACACTTTCGCCAACGGGGGTACTTGCAGGTTCACTTGGCGGCTCGCCGGGACCAGCTTGCCCGCGAACGTCTTGTCGATTATCTGCCTCATTTGCAGCGGGTTCAGTGCCACGTTGGCGTTCCTCGTAAGCGGTGAGTTCTGAAGCGATGCGGTCAGTGTACTCCGCGTCCGTTTCGTCGTGGAAAGGCTCGATATCGGACTCTTTCAGTCCGGCGTCCTGCGCCCTAGCAGCCAGTTCAGCCACATCATGCGCAGCAGGGGCATCGGCGGCGGGAAGTCCGTCGATCTCCTTTGTGGCGTCGAAGGTCCAGTTTGGAGGCGGCTTTGCTCCTTCTGGTGCCGCAACTTCTCCTTGTCCATCAACTGGAGAAGAAGCCCGTTCGCCAGTGTCGCCGCCAGGTACTTCGGGAGGAACTTCGGGTCGTTCAACAGGCGCATTAGGAGTCTCCGGTAGGGTCGCCGCCACGGCAGGCTCTGGGGGTATAACTGGAGGTGGTTCCGCCGTGGCTGGCGGTAGGGGTGGCTCGACCTTGATAGCCGTCGTGTCTACGGGCGGCGTTTCCGCAACAACGGGTTCTGGCGTCTCAGCCTCTGCGCCTCGACGCAAGCCACCACGGACGCCTGCGAGGATGGGCATGGCGTTGATGAGGGTATCTACTGCGGTGGCTGCTACGGGGCTGCCTGTCGCGTCCTGTACGTGTTCGCCGGCAAAACGTCCTGCTTCGGCTAGTTTCTGGAATGGATAGGTCGCGGCATTGGTGGCAATCTGTCCTGCTTCGGTCTGCGGCTGGTAGTTCAGTGTGTCGTTGACCCCGGCTACCACGTCGGCCGGGTTGGCGTTGGTCAGGCCAAGCGCGTTCGTCCCTAGAGCGGTCAGACCGCCCAATCCGGCCACGACCGGTGACACCATCTGCGTGCCGAGATTCAGTCCTGCCTCACCCACACCGACGATGCCACGGCCAATTCCGGCGAGTTGCGGAGCCAATGGCGTTGGCGTAGCCGCAGCCTGTGCCGCGCCTTCCGTAAAGACATCTGGAGTCGCAGCAACATCGCCCAGAGAGACAATTGGCGCATCAAGGCCGAAGTGTTGTTCCTTGGCCAGTGGGGCATCGAGTCCAAAGGAATCGGCCATTACGGCTTGACCCGCGTCGTCCCGTCACTGGCGATGAACGTCGTCCCCGAGGGAAGGGCGTCATAGTCCGCCTTGTTCTTGGGTGTGGCTACGCCTTTCGGGCTAGTCACAGGGGGCACACGTCCACCGTGCTTGGCGGCATAGTCGAAGCCTGCCTGCAAGTCGGGCGGAACGTCCATCGCGCCTTCAGGAACTTCGTTCGGGTCGTTACCCAGAGAGTTCTCGAATTGATTTAGAACGTATTGCGAGTTCTTCGCGTTCGGATCGCCCGCCTCGATCATGCCCTGCTGCAAGGTATTGAAATGCTGCAACCGTTTCGGGTCGATGTGGCGAATGCCCTTGTCATTCGGATCGCCGCCCAACGCGGTCGTCATCTCAGGAACCGTAAGGCGCGAGGCTTTCAGAGACGCTGGGTGGTCAGGGGAGCCAATCTTCGAAGTAACTTGATCGATGTGCGCGTTGGCAAGGTCGGTCTGCGGGCCTTGGACATACGCAGTTCTGGCGTTGGCGGTTCCGGCCTGCGCGTTTCTCTCGGCTGCGGTAGCGTGTTGCGTGCCAATCATTGCCGTGCCGATATCGGTTGGCGAGATAACTTGCGAGTCCGGCGTGACATACGGATTCAGGACGTTCTGTCCCTCCTCCTTGGCGATTTGGACAGGCTTGCCACCAATCACCATCAATTGCCGGTTCAGATGATTCAGGTCAGGGTTCGTCTGATTGGCCAAGTCCATCGCATCCCCGATGTTCTGGAACTTTTGCAGCCCAAGTCCAGCAGTAGCCGCAGACGCTGCATTCGGGGAGTTCAGGATGGCGTTGGCGAGGTCAGGACGACCCTTCGCAGCCGCATCAGCCGCCGCAGCTCTGCGCCCAATCTCTGCGTCCCGTCTCTGGTTCGCCTGAAACAGAATATCCTGCAACTTTGCGCTGCCCGTAGCGGCTTGGTTGAATACCTGCTGCCCCCTCAAGTCACGATATGCCCCGCCACCCAGAGCGCCACCAATGGCGTTGCCCAGATGCTGGAATCCGTTGCCCGTGCGAGCGCGCTGAAGTTCCTCGAACGACGGCGTGTTCAGCCTGTTATATGAAGGCAACAGTTCGTCAGCAGCAGCGTATTCGTCATTGGCCATGTCACTGACTCGGGTAGTAACTGAAGTTCGACGGAGGCGGCTTGAAGATTCCCGTCACGTCCGGCAAATCGCCGTACTGTCCGTTGTACGCGGTATAGGGAGCGCCTGTACCGGCGTCACTTCCATAACCGCCCTTGGCCATCGCGGTTGAGGCACCACCGGCCACACCGGAAACCAGCGACAGCCACGGGTTGGGCTGGATGTTTCTGAGCCTCATGTTCGACAGGAAATTGTCACCGGCATTCGCACGGGAAATCAGGCCAATATCGGTCTTGTACGGGTCGATGTTCTCTCGGACATCCCGCTGTCTCTGGAGCGTCGGCGCGGCGATACTTGAGAGCCAATCGGCCTGCTGATTTCCATAATCTGCCACTCCCAAAGCCGCATCCTGCTTGCTCTTGGCGAAAGCCTGTGAGGCAGAGGGCGGAGCGTTCAGGGCTTCCGTTGCCTGCGGAGCATGTTGGGCGAGTTGTGTCGCGTAGGCGGCTTGGGACTTGGCCTTGTCAGCCGTGTCGGTGGATGTGGCCTCCTGGTTGATCAGTTGGGAGGTCCGCGCATCCGCCTGCTGCTGTTTCTGACCCTGCGCACGGATTTGCGCAGCAAGGGTTTGGTCCTGCTGGTGGGCGACGTTGCGCTGGTTGACGACGGTCGCGGCAGCACCGACAGCAGCAACGATGTAGGGAATGAAGGGAGCGACTACACCCATGTCAGTAACCTCCCTGAGTTTGTGGTGGCCCGTAGTTGAAGCCTTGCGGTTGTTGGACAGAACCGATGGAGCCGTAGGTCGGGGCGAAGATGGAACCATAGCCGTAGAGTTGGCCTTGGCGAGCGGCTTTCGCGTCCTGCGAACTCTGATAGACGTTGTTCAAGTTACTGAAGGCATCGCCCAACCCTTGAGCCGTTGCCCCTGCCTGCCCGGACTGCAAGTTGCTGCGCAGGGCGCTCGACGCCTCGGAACTCGCCGTGGTCGTGTCCAGACCGGCTTGGGCCATCGCAATAAGGCCCTGCTTGGTCTGTTCGTCAGCGTTCTGGAGGTTTGCGGCGGCTTGTTGACCCTGAGTTGAGGCTTGATTTAACCCTCGGGTGTAATCCTGCCCCAGCAACTTTCCTTGGTATGCCTGCTCGCTACCACCGGTCAGCCCGCTTCGGGCGAGCGAGAAATCCAGTTTCTGGCTGGCTTGTTTCTGCTGCTTGTCGAGGTCGGAGGTGTAGTAGGCCGTCGTGTCCTGACCTAATTTGTCGTACTGCGCCTGACGGGCGGGGTCGGAAAAGATGGACTCGATCTTGGCGGTCGTGGCCTTGATCTGTGCCTGACGCTGGGCCTCCTGTGCGTCCGCTTCTTTTTGCGCGCTGTTACTTGACCCACCGAAGCACATAACCTAATCCTCCTCGACTTTTGGAGCCAGTCGAGCAAAGTGACTCATCCCTTCCCCATTACGTCCGTAACCTTCCCACTGTCCCTGTGGTTTCATCTTCAGGCTCTTGACATACCACTCCATCGTCTTCACGCGCGATGCTAACACCGATGTCTGTAGCCTGCGAGCCATGCACTGGTCGAACAGATGATCCATCAGCCAGCGGGTGGCTTTGGTAAGGCTGCGCCAACTCGTATCCCACCCTGCTTGAGTGCCCGCCATCCATGAATTGTAGACACCGGGGAATATTTCGTAGTACCCGCCAGCCGCCGCTGGAAACCCGTCAGGTCCAATAACCGTAAGCCTTGGTCCTGCCAGACCGTTGAAGTAGCACGCGGCGAGGTCGGGATTGTAAGTATCCAGACCCATGAAACACAGGTACTGCTCGATTTCATCGCTACGCATGTGATGGCAGATGTAGTGCAAGTGCAACAGATTGCATTGCACCGTGTTTGAAGGCAGGCGGATGACGGGTTCTTTGGAAAGCATCAGGAGGTCAGCCGCTGGTCTTGCAAGTAAAGATTGGCTTCCTGCACGGACCATCCCGTGGCGGAATCCATCGTCATTCTCAAGCTAAACGTCGGCGCCATCATGGCCATCGGGATGATGAATCCGGGGATGGTGTCTCCGGTCAAAGTACAGGTGGCCGTGAACGCGGTGGTATCCGACTGGTCGTAGCCGACCTGGAAGGTATAGCCACTTCCGGCATTGGTGAGCGTCACCGCGAAATCTACACCGACCAACTGTTTCGTCGCACCCGGCTGCCCGTCATCGAGCCACGGCCACTGGATGATGCCGTTGAAGGTCGTTTGTGTTCCGGTGGATACCGTATCCACGAAGATGCCCAGAGCCACTTTCACCGCGATCTGGGCACTGTGAGAATCAAGACCCCTCACGTACATGTCGTTCCCGAACTGGGCGAAGTCCTGCATCACGATGGGGATGACGTAGCGGCTCCAAGCCCCTACTTCACCGACTCTCGACATGGTGTAGACGAAGATGGTCGTGGTGCCATTTCCGTCTGTCGGAGGGCTGACGTAGGTTCCGTTCGCAGCGGCGAAATTCGGAATCCCCAGCCAATACTGCCCCGCGCTCGGGAAGTACGTTCCGATACACGGAAGACTGTTCGCTGCGGCGTAAGCCACCGCGGCTTGGACGAGCGGATCAATCGGCATGCCCACGTCACCGGCTTGGAGATTTCCCGACCCTGCGGAAATGCCCATGGTTCTTACCCCTTGGGCGGCTAGGAAGAACAGGTCGTTGTTCACCGGGGCCAAGGCTCTGTGCTGCGTGCTGCCGATGGGAATAGCTTCAAGAAGCGCCATGTTGGCCGGGTCTTCGTCCAGCTGCCACATCTGCATGCCTTGGGCGTTGAAGAAAACCCCGTTGCTTCGGTATAGACCGATGGCTTGGAACGGGTTCCCGCCGTAGGTCTGGAGTCCGGTGGGGAGATAGCCGGCATTCCCCTCGGTCGTCCAGTCCAACGGATTCGTCGTGGCGCAGAAGTTCACGATGTCCGTGTTGGCCACGAAGATTTTGCTACTCGCAATCATCACGTAGGGAGAAGCCGGAGGCAGTGTGGAATCGTTCGGGTCCACCACTTGGGGGGTTAAGGCCACCCAGCTTAAGTTCTGGTTGACGCTCAGCGTGTCCAGAACCGACAAACCGGGCTGGGTCGGCCATGCCGCAGGACCGCCGAAACCTCCGGGTTCCACCGTGCCGGATTTCAGCATCGGCTCGCCTACCCACAGAATCGAGGTCGGGACTTGGCTGGACCAAGTGACCGTGCCGTCCGTGATGTTCGGGGGAGTAGTCGCCCACACGGGTTCCGTCTGACCCGACTTTCCCGTGCCGGTTTGAACAGCATAGAAAAGCTGGTTCGCGTTGAACGGGTTTGCCAGCAAGTCCCACGCGAAGTAGTCAACCAGGATCGGTCCGGCAGTGGAGTTGTTGATGACGCTGATACCGACCGATACGAAAGCCGTTCCGATCAACATCGGCACGTCGTCTATCGTGATCTTTCTCCAGCCGTTTCCTGCTGCGGTGGAAGCGGGATTGGCGAAGTTCCCCGTATAGGTGGCAATGAAGGCGTGGGTGTTGTCGTAGACCGTCAGCGTCATTCTTGCCGAAGCACTGGAAATGACATTGCCGAAGTTCACGTAAGCCGACGCACTCAGGTGTACACCCGTGGGGGTGGGTGCCTGATTGGTGTTGATGAGCGTCTGGTTTCCCGAGGAGATGGGCAGGGAAGCGCAGTACGTCCCCGAGTACGCCCCGGAACTGACAATCGTGAACCCGCCGCTGGAAGTAAAGCCCCCCGAACCCGTGACGGTGGTCGAAGCGGTTGTCTGCGAGATATCGACCGTGTAGGTGCCCGCTCCACCGGTGCCCGTGAGGAAAGCAACGATTCGGGTGTTGGCGGTGACACTCGTGCCACTGAGCGTCATCCCAAGAGCCAGAACACCGGACGTGACGCCCGTCACCGTTAGGGTAAACGCTGCGATGGATGCGGTGACGACAGCCGTGGTGAGTAGTGCCCCAGACTCGAAACTCGCGTTGATCGGCGGGTCAGAGCTGGAACCGGTGACGTAGGTCGGTCTTACGACGGAGTTCGGCGGGTAGGTGGTACCCGGAGTCCAGGTATTGACAAGGTTGTTCGTCATGGGGTCAAAGTCCCCGAACCAAACCGCCCACCGGGATTGCTGTACTTTCCACCCGGAAGGATGCCGACCGGTTTTGTATCCGGTGGTGTCGGGGGGGCCGTAGTCCCGACATTCGATGCCGGACCAGACGAGGATTCAAGAACGAGCGCGCCGGGAATATTGACCCACGTCGGCTCGGTGCCACTCGAAGTCGTCGGACTTTGTGGCAACAGGTTCGTCGCGAGGAACGAGTACCCGGTGTACGTGGTCGGCTGGACCTCATCGCCCAACTTGTACAGCGTGTTCGGCTGCCATGCGGGGGGCGGATTGTTTATCACGGCCTTGTAGTAGAACCCATTCGGCACGGTTGGTTGTACGAGGTCATTGACGTTGTAGATCGTCAGCGGCTGCCATGTCGCCGGTTCCTGAAGCCAGTAATGCGCAATCACATGGTCGTCAAATTCCGCCACCACGTACAACAGGCCCATGAAGGGCTGGGCGAAATGAATCCGATATAACTCTCCGGTAAAACCGGGGGTGGGGTGAATCAGAACCTTGACCGTGGCGCTGCCGGGATTACTGACTGCGTGAGCCGTGAAGGTGTACATCACCCCGTTGAAGACCGTCATTCCCCGGCTGGTGCTGGGAAAGATGGTGTAATACTGCATCGCCGGGCGTTGTTGGATGGCCCTTGATGCGTTTACATAGCAATTTGTTGCCTCATACAGGGTTTCAGGACTCGCCCCACCCTTGCCCCGCAGCCGCGTCATGCCTGCGGCTGATGTATTGAGGACGACGGCTCTCATGGATACCCAACATACGGTCCGACAAGGACAGGTCTGACCGCGTTCCTTTCAAGAATCACGCCCGGAACGTACCTAGCGGTCATGTGCGTTCCCGCGACGAGATGCTTGATGTACTGCATCGCGTTGGCTTGTGCCTGAGAAATTTCCAACTGGTTGAACCACGGCTGGCCCCGTTGGTTTCGGAAGCGCGGCATCGCGTCAGCGAGCGTCCACAGGTAAATCGCCTGCCAGTCCAGCGTCGTGGTGTCGTCATCGGTTTCAAAGACTTGGGGTTCGAAGTAACCCTTGATCTGAACCTTCCAGTCCGTGGTGGTCGGAGCAGGCCAGATTTCCAGAGCCTGACGAATCTCGTAGTTCGTCGGAACGCCGTTGATGTTCTGTCCGAACGCCATTGGAGGGATGCCCTTGATCAAGGGATTCCACACGTTGTCGTTGAAGGAAAGCCCTACCCAAGTGACGTGTCTGGGATCAATGCTCCCCGGGCCTTGGGTGTTGTTCTCCGTGGGCACCGCGCGACCCTGCGGGATGGTTCCATCATCCGTGTACGTCGTTTGCGAGGCAGGAACCCTGTCGATATAGCCTTCTGCACCAGAAGTCTTTCCCCGATAGATATTGAACCACTTCACGAACGGCTGTTTCGGCGTCGGGGTCCATGACAGGTCAATGGCTGTATCAACAGGCACGGTCAGAACGAACGCTTCGTTACTCGGCAGACTTTCTCCATTGGCGGTCGCGGCAGTCACGACATAGAATGTCGATCCAGCCGTCAGTGAACCCGTAGCCGAAAAGGCGTCAGTATCTGGGTCGTAGAACATCGCCGTGTTGATGGCGAAGTTATTGACACCGGGATGTCCGTTGGCGATCAGGATGCGCCCATCATGCAACGAGTAGACGGCGCCCTCCATCGCTCCGGTCGGCATTGTTCCGGCGGAGAGCGAAAAGGTGTTCGTCACGGGATCGAAAATCTCGGCCGTGACCTGCGGCGTAACTGTCCCGTCTCCGCCGCTTGCAACAAGGACGTTCTCATTCGGCATCAGGATTGCGGTATAGAAAAACCGCTTGTCCGTCATGCTGCCTGTCGCAGCCCAGGTTCCCGTGCTTGGCTGGTAGACCTCGGCCGTGAGTTCAGCACCGTTGAGTGTGGAAACGCCACCGGCCACCAGCACGCGACCATCCGGCATCAGGACAGGCGTCATGGAGGCCCTGCCGACAACCATTGCTCCGGTTGCGGTGAATGTATTGGCGACAGGATCGTAAAGTTCCGCATGATCTGTTACGGCGGAGGCGGCATTCAATCCACCATTGAGCAGAACCTTGCCATTCGCCAGCAAGGTCATGCCGAATGCTTTTCTGGCAGTGACCATGGCCGGTCCTGCGGTGAATGTGCCTAACTGCGGGTTGTACAGTTCGCTTGTACCAATCGCGGTCGTCAGGTCAGCCCCGACGCCACCGGAAATCAGCACAGACCCGTTGCCCAACAACACGCACGAATGCTCGGCGCGGGGCGTTGTCATGCTGTTGGCGAGAAGGGTCCATGTATCTTGCGCGGGGTCGTAAATCTCTGCGGAGGCCACCACGTCATAGCCAAATGGACCGCCGCCTGTGACGAGAACCGTCCCATTCTGCAAAAGGCAAAACGCTGACCACGTTCGTGCAACATTCATCGGCGCCGTCAACGTAAAAACCCCGGTCGCCGGGTCGAATATCTCCGCGATATTGGTTGCGATGGTTGACCGGCTCGTATAGCCGCCGGCAATCAGTGCGCGGCCATCGTTTAGAAGAACGTAGGCAGGGCGCGCGTGCGGGACGCTGGTATTGTGAGATACGACACCACCCGGCGTTCCCTCAAGAGCCGTCAGCCCCGTGGGAGCTATGGAACGTGCATCGTCGGCCCCGAACGTGCCATAGAACCGCTGTCCAGCCACCAGACTCCACGTCCACCAGCGCTCCATCCGAAAGAGGTCATACTTCCGGTAGAGCGTCTGCTGGGTGATCTTCAACTGGTTGTTGACGATGCTCGTCGCGTTTGGCGGCTGGCGTCTTGTCACGTCCGACATGTACTGCTCGTACTGCTCGAACATCGCCTTGGCGTCGGGCTGGCCGATCTTGGTCTTGAGGTTCGCCAAAGCCAGTAACTCAACAGGCTGGTCGTCGGCAATGGTTGTGTTTCCATCTGCCGCGGTCGAGGTGTAGTTCCCCAGAATGGCCGTGCCGAAACTCGGGGCGCCCAAGGCAGAGCGTCCAAGCTCGTACCGTCTCAGGATGGTGTTGTGTGCATCGATGACCGCCGCGTTGATCTGCCCGACGATGTTCGGGGGAGTTCTTTGAGTGAGGTCGGCCAGATAGCGTTCCGCCTGCTGCCCGTAACTCTGCGCGTCGGGTTGTCCGAAGTGGGCTTTGGCCAGAGCGATAGCGGCACTCTGTACCAGAGCCGAATCAATGGAAATCGTTCCTGCGACGGGAAGGGTTGCCGAACCCTTGTCCAACTCGATGCGTCGGAAGAGCATCTGCTGGGCTTGGTTTATGAAATCGGTCAGGAGCGTGTCCACACCGGGTGGGTGGGTTCCCAGAGCGGCAAAGCCGCAGGCGTTGTAGGTGTTCGTAAGAACGGTGGCGAAGGTATCTCCACCCACCAAAAGAGCAACCGCCAGCCCCAGCCGGTTGACGATGCTGGTCCGAATCATCAGAAGTGTCCGGTTGTCGTTCGACAGGGGGTCGATGAACCCCAGACCGTCGAAGACCATCTGCCGCATTTCGGCAAAGGTTTTACTTTCATAGTCGTCCGTGGTGTCGGGGTTCAGTTGCAGCGTCACGGGCACGACTCCAATAGTGAAAGGGCCGTTGCCGGCCCTGTGTTGTTACGGGATCACGACGGCACGCGCAGGACGCCCGACTTTCTTCGGCGGTGGCGGCGTGTCTTGCTCCCACGCCTGTTTCATGCGGTTGAACGCACTTTCCAGCTCGTAGGCATCCCGATAGGCCTTGGTCAAAAGCTTGTCGCCTTCGCTGTCCGTGGCGGTTCCATAACGCCTTACCAGAACCTCGTACTGATCGCGGGCATTGAAGTCGATGGGCTTTCCCTGCTCGTTGACCAGTTCGACTTCCTCACTTCCGACCTGAGTGACCTCGGCGTCACCGAAGATCGTATTCAACACACGAACCTCCCACGCCGGGACGGACTTTTCAATTTCCACTCCGGCGTGTCGGGATATGCGTACCGTTACGTTTCTGACTTTCATGCGTTCTCCTTTAGGTACTGGAGAGCAAATAGCCTCCGGCAGCAGAAGCATACATGAAGTTCGGAATCGTTATCTGCGCGAACGTGTTGGTCAGGACCGCCACATCGGCATACCCCGTCCCGTTGAACGTCACATTGTCCGGGGACAGGTGGAACGTCAGGGTTCCCGAGGTCAGGTTCAACAGCGTACCGGGCTGGCCTGCCAGCAACTGGCTCTGGGCCGAGGCCCCGGCAACAGGCAAGGTCAGGTCCGGCGTTGCCGCTGCCGTGATTGGGGTGAAGCCCCTCACACCCGGACCGAAGTAGTTACCGGCCAGGAAGGTACTGGCAACCGGCACCACCGTGGTCGAAAGCGGGTAAGCCGTGGCGCCCGTGTCCGTGAACGTCAGGACGTTTCCGAGTGTGGCGATGAGCTTCGCCGCACCGGTCAAACGACCGTAGACGCGATAGCCCGTGGCGCCCGGAACGGCGGTCCACGTAATCGTCACCGTGTTGGTTGCGGTACCGGACGAAACGGCCTGTCCGGCACCCTGTGCAACCGCCAGGGTTTCGTAGGTCGTACCATCGGAACCGGATTCCATGATCGCGGAAACGCGGTAGAAGTACGTGGTGGAATCGGCAAGGGTTCCACCCGTAGAGGCGGTGCTCGCGTAGGTCAGGACCGGAGCGGCACCCGTGATATTTACAGCTTGGAAGTACAGGCTCATGGGGTTCTCCGGGTCAGGCGATGGAAAGGACGGCCATGCCGTTGCGCTTGTTGACCGTCAGCCCATAGTCGGCGGTGAGGCCGAAATAGTGGGTGTAGCGGTCGTAGATGCGCGGCGGCGTTCGCGGGATCATCCAGCGTCCCTTGACGGGGCGAAGGCGCATGTTTTTGCTGTTGAGCATGTACAGGCGCTTGGTCCAGTTGATCGTCGGGGCGTCGAGTGTCTGGAGCACATCGAACGTCGGGTCCCACTGCACCGGGATACCCTTGATGTACACACCCGAACCGTTCATCTCGGCACGGGAACCGTCCAACTTCACGCCACCGGTCATCGGGGCGGAAATCTGGATCAGGGTGCCCGACTGCTTGCGGTAGGCCAGGGCCAAAGCATCAATGAACGCAGAACCGGCAAAGAACGCATCCGGCTCGCCTTCACCGTAGGTGATGCACAGGCGGAATACGCGCTCGATTTCCGAACAGAAGGCGTCAGCACTTGAGGTACTGATGTTCAAGCTGGCGAAGTTCTGCCAGTAAGGGGACGTGCTCTGGTTGATGCCGCCGACGACCGTGTTGGCCGTGGGGGTCGTGGTAACGAGAAGATCGAGGCCGGGAACGGCCTTGGAGTTCTGCGTACCGTCGCGATGAACCTCAACGTCCCAGTTGCGCTGGAAACCCGTCTTGAGCGTTGCCCGATTGCCCTTGAGGATATTGACGATCTGGATGACCTCGGCCTCCGTGGGCATGGATTCCTTGTCGTCCGTCATCACGATACCGTTGTTCTGCAACTCGGTTTCGTTCAGGGCAAAGCCGTCATGCGCCTCGTAGTGGTAAAACGGGGCAAGGCGGTAGTTGTCTTTGCGGTTGTAGGTGACGGCATCGTCACCTGTGTAGTTCTGGTAGTTGGACGAGTCACCAATCAGGATTTTCTCGTTGAACGTACCGTTGCCGAAGATGGAGGCATCCGAATTGTCCATCAGCCATTTGGCGAAGGGCCGCTTGGTCGAATAGTTGTCAATCGGGTCGTTTTTCGCATAGGTCATGAGCTGTGTGTTGGCCCCGGCGACCAACTGAGCTGCTGTCATAGGCACGGGCGTGCACTCCTGTAGAGATAGGGAAAGGTAATGACCCGTAGGTCAACGTCTTTCGCGTCTCAGGAGCACGGGGCCTGATGTACGTGCTAACGGTGACGAATCCGTCTTACGTCTTCGCGATGTGGTCCCGGTTACGAAGCCGGTTGCGTTAAGCCACGTCTGCTATATACGCCAATTGTCTCTCTTACGCAACATCCATCCACGTAAGGTTCCAAACCCGCCGGAATAGGTCTTCGCGCATTTTGTTTTCCGTTACGAATGCACGCGCCTTCTTCCTGCGCCGTTTGGACATGTTGTAGAACTTCTCCTGAGACAATTCCATCGTCTTGGTGTAATTGCGATGGTAGTTCAAGTCGTTATCCCCGCTCCAAATTTGAACGCGGCTACCGGGTCATTCGGCACCTGCGGGCGCAACTGTGCGCCGTTTCCACCCGTGGGCCTTAGCGGGACGCTGCCGACCTTGGGCTGTGGCGGTGCCTGTACTTGTGGGGCAGGCGTGTACGGCAGTTCCTGATAGACGCGGAATACCGCCGCTTCCCATGCGCTCGGGTGAAGAGATTCGCGGATGACCTTCATCGCGGGAAGGAGGGCGGCGTACTTGGCTTGGTACATCGCCGGGTCGGCTTTGTAGAGCGTTTCGCCCAGCGTGTTCAACCGTGCCTTCGCGTCGCTCTCGGACTGCTGGTACTGCTGCTGCTCTTGGGTGCGCTGGCTCTGCTCGGCGTTTCTTGCCTGCAAGGCTCTGGCTTGTGCGGTTTCCAGCGCGAATTTACGGGTTACGGAGCCGTCTTCAACAGCGGCGGCGAGGTCGGGGTGGTCTTGCAGGGCGTCAATCGTGCCGGGAAGTTCTCTCCCCAGCGCCTTGAACATGCCGGACACCTCCTTGAACATGAGATCGGCGGCTTGGCCCATCAGGTTCGGGTCGCCCGAGTTGTAAGCAGCGATGTATTGCAGGGCCGTCTGGATTTGTTCTCCCGACGCACGGGTTTGTTCAATCGCCGTGTCCCACTTGGCCATGCGCTCGGCCTGTTCTCTCAAGGGAGCGACGATTTTCTCGACTTCCTCGGGTTTCGGCCTTGAGGCGAGCTTGCGGAACTGTTCTTCCGCGGCTTTTGTAAGACCTTTCCGGCCCTGGGCCTTGAGGTCGTCGTTGATCTTGCGGATATCGGCATCGACTTCGGCCTTCTGGAGCGCCGCAGGATCAGTCTCAGCAGGCGCAGGCGTTGCCGCCTCAACAGGTGCTTCAACCTTAGCCGCAGGTTCCTTCGCCTCAGCCTTGGTTCCATGTGGAACATCGTCGGATTTTGGCGTGACCTCTTCGACGGCTTTGGTGAAGGCTTCGACATCTTTGGCCTGCAATTCTTCGCGAGAAGGAGGGGGTGACGCCACTTCGTTAGCCGTCTCCGTTGAGGATTCGGGAACTGATGTGCCACCCCCAAAGTCGGCCATCGTGGAGGCATCGGCGGAAGTAATCGGGGTTGCGGTGTCGTCACTCATTGAATCGCTCCACTATAGGCGGCGAACTCGGCTATGTCTTCCTTGCGCACGGGCGGGAAGACGCCATACGCCTCAATCAGCCGGTGCAGCGTGTCAGAATAGTTCGCCTGATGGCTGTACTTGTTGCTCTCGGGCAATGAGTTCCTGATACGCATGAAGGCGAGGTAATCCGCCTCCGAAACCTTGATGTGCAGCGTCATGGGCAAGTCTTTGGACTTCATTAGTCTATTCCCAGTGCTTCGGCATGTGCGTCGGTGATGTTCTGCGGGACGCCGTAGATTTTCGTCTGAAGGCGCCCCAGAATGACCTCGTAGATACGAACGTAATCGTCGTTGCGAGCCAGATCGAACAACTCGTCGTCAAACGGCTTCTTGATCACCGACTCGATGTGCTCTCTTGAGGTCATTGCACGGTTCCTGTGGTGGGTGCCTGCGGTGCGCCGCCGGTCGGCAACTCTGCACCGTTCGTCTGGTCGTTGGACTTGGCCATCTGCGCCTTGAGTGCCGCTTCGGTTGGGGGCATGGACGGGGGCAGTTGAGCGATGCCACCGACCATCTGCTCGATGGTGTTGACCGGAATCGTGGGGAAGCACGAGGTCAGGACGGCAATGGCGGTGGTGGGGGAAATCATCATCGTCCGCACCTGATCGCATACCTGCGTCATCGCGAGGATTTGTGGCCCTGCGAGAGCCTGATCCTGCGGCTTGGGCGGTGGTCCCTGTGGAGGCGGTGGAGTGTCTCCTGATGGAGGATCGGGCAGGAAGCGGTCCACGTCGATGTGCTCTCCCGTGCGGTTGAACGTCTCGGCCATCAGTTCCCGCTTCGCCTTGGCGATTTCTTCCGGGGGACTCTGTTGTAAAGCACCCACCTGATCAATCATCTGGTTCAACTGAGGGACAATCGCAGCCCAGACGGCCTGTTTCGCTGCTGTATTGGGCTTTCCTGAAGAACCGGCTCGAATGTTGACCTCGATCAGGGTGTCCAGATCGTCAATACCCAATCCTTCCGGCCACAGGCTGTACGGGCCGGCGATTCGGGTGACATCGTCGTGGGACATTTTCTGCAAAGCCACTTGGGCTGTGTAGTTGGCGAGTTCGGTAAACACATCGTCCAAGCCATCTCTCATATAGGCAGTCCGGGAGTTCGTTCCCGTCTGCTGGATTTCGGCTTCCGTCGCGGTTTTGGCAGTATGGATGCTGCTCGAAAGTGCTTCCTGTATGCCCCAGTTGGTTTCCAACTCCGCCCGGATGGGCGCGGTGTCGTAGAGTTTTTCGTTGATTTCCGCGTATTCGACTTCTTGCAGGATGTCCCGCAGTTTTTTCTCGGGAGAGGTCAACTTGATGCCAATCATCTCCTGGGTCGTCCCCAGAGTGAGTTTTTCGGCATCCTCGGCGTCCAGTTCCTGAGAATCGAAGGCCATCTTCGGGACCGCGCGGTTCCGGGCGGTGCGCCAGTTGCTTCTTGCACGGTTGTACTCGTCCAAAAGCTTGTAGGAGCGGGTAATCAGGGAAACCGGGTGTCGTTCACCGTCTACCACACCAATCGGGTAGAGGAAGAACGGGTAGAAACGGCTGGTTCCGGGGTCCGGGGTGTACGTGGGCTTGGCGTACTCTTTCACGCCCTCAACGAGGGTCAAAATGACGCCGGTATCCTTGTCCCATATTTCGTGGACACAGACACTTCCATTGTCCTTGTCCATCCCCGATGTTTCAGTCGTATAGTCGTCGGCATCCTTTGCATCGACGTTAGCCATCGCCCCAACATCGTTCCCGTTCCCGCCAAAACCCTCGTTCTGGCTCGGTTTTTTCTTCGGGAAATACAGTTGGGCGTTATCGAGTTTGTCTGCGACCTTGGGGAGCTTGGCTTTTGCGTCCTTGATGGGAATGAACTCGTGGTGGTCGATCCACGGCGAGTTCACATAGTTCGTGATGGAGCCGCACTCGGCAGGAATGGTTATTCTCTCGGCACGGATATAGTCAATCACCAACCCTCGGGTCGTTGCCGGTTCCGTGTGAGCCTGAACGCCTTGAATCTGCTGGGCCAACTCGGCTTTCAGGTAGTCGGAGTCTTGCGTTTCGCCTTCTGCCAACTCATCCTGAGTCTCCGCAATCATCGCAAGGTTGTCTTCCTGCGTGTTTGGGGTGCTGGCAGCGATGGGATGCGTCTGCGAAGGCGGTTCCTGCCACGTACACTTGATCCAGCCCACGCCGATGGATAAAGCAGAGCGGACGAACGGAAGTCCCTGACGTTTGAGATCCGCCATCTTCCACAACTGGGCAATCACCAGTTCCATCGTCTGGGCGATTTGCTTGGCGTCGCTCCGAAGTTGTGTATAGGGAGCGATTTGCTTTGCGGCGATGTCCTTGGCTTGGTTCTGCTGTTGTTGAGCAGGATTCTGGTTGGCCATCGCCTGCGTAATCACAGGGGCAACCTGTGAGATGACGTTCCCCAAGGCTCCATTGGCGGCAAGGCTTCCCAACGCGGGAGCAAGACCCTGCATCAACTGCTGGCCCTGCTGGTCGTTCTGGGTTTTTACGTCTTGTTCGGCCTTGAGTTCGAGTTCCTTCTTCGGCGGCGGCGTGGTGGAAGCACTGGGTTCAACCGAAACATCCGGGTTCTTGGCGAAGAGGAACGAGTTCAATACGTCGATGTAGGCTGGAGCAATCGGGACGGAGACATCGAACTGTCCGTCGTCACCTCGGGCGTACTTGCGGTTTCTGGCATAAGCCTCTCGGATAGGCTTGTCGAAGTCCCGTGCGGTCTTGACCTTCTCCAGCCAGCGCTTGGTACAGGCGCGCTCTTGTTCAAGAGCCGCAGTATCCTTGGGGTCGTCGTCCGCGCTGTCGGCGCCGGATTGGAAGGCAGTTACATCGTCAGACATTTTTAACCCTTTCAAGGCGCAGGAGAATCTTCGGGCAGTTCTTTGTTTCTTCCCAGTCGGAGAAGATTGACTCAATGCAGTATCCGTCAGGCACGCTGATGGTTACCGGTACATAACAACCTTTCGCCATGACCATTACCGTATGCGAGGTAAGCGAACCGGATTGAACGCCGACGAGTTTCGTCAAGGTACCATCCGAAAATCGGTGTAACTCAGCCATGCGTCACCATCACGGGGATTGCGATTTGTACGGCGATGAAGAGGACATTGAGTTTCGGGGTTACCGATAGAAGGTCGTGCAACTGCCACGCCGTGACCCGCCATGCGGGGTCGTAGGTGCGGATACGCTGGACTTCAGGGTCAGTCACTTCTTGCCGCCGTGGAAGTTGGCTTGGCCCGGAGCGGCATGCGCTCGACGTGCCAGCATTCCGATGACTGGCTTTGGAACGCCCTTGGCTTCGAGTTGCCTGCTACGGCCGCCGAAACCGAGTTTGTTGGAGTGTCCCTGGAAAGAGCCAGTCTTCTTGATGGACGTGATCGCATCACCGAGTTTCGTGTTCATTGGTACCAACTCCTGCGCTTGCGTTCGAGTTCTGCATCGCCCTCTGGCAACTGCTCCCGCCACTTCCTGCGGAAGGGCTTCACCTCGGGCTTAGGTTCGGTCTTGCTTTCCCTGGCATTCCGCATAACATCCAGCCCGCGAGCCATCAGGCTTACTACGTCCACCCCATCATCTACCCTTCCGGCCTCACCTGTAAAGCCGCAAAGTTGATTTATCAGGCGCTCCGCCCACGGCTTATTCTGGGGTAGCCACACTGACCCGGAATCCACCATAGCCTTGAAGCCAAGCGCCCTATGCGCCTTGTTGCTGGCGCTGGCAAGAGCTTCCCGACAAACATAGATAGGGTCAGCACGCCCATGAACGTCCTTATGCTCCTTGAGGTACTTTGCGATAGAGCCATCCAGAGAACGCAAAATAACGCCTTTTTCTTCGAAAAGGTATTTGGGTTTGTTACGCCGTACCATCTTTCCCATGGCTGGAATCCAGACCAAGGCATCCTCCTGACCTGACCACCAATCGTGGATGTATAGCTCACCTGAACTATCAAGTCCGCCAGTCCCGAATTCCGTATAGTCAGGCTCACGCCCGCTATCAGGGTCAGGAGCGCCCGCGTAATCGGCTGCCATATAATTCGATAAAACCTCAGGCTTTTGATCGTAAAACTTGAAGCGGTCTCTTTTGAACATCAATCCCGCAGCAGAGCGGACTTTGCCCTCCCACACATGCTGATACAGGTCGTCGTTGATTCGTTGAAGTTCCCGCCTCTCCAATTCGAGTTCTGGGGGGAACCACTGGTTGTCCCGCCAGTTGATCTCAACGACCAGGGCATTGGGATCACCCCTGAGAACGAACCGCTTGTGAACGTAGTCCTCGGAGTTCGTCGGGTTATAGGTCCACCAGATTTCAGACCCCGCCTTGCGGATGGTCGGAATCAATACCTCCGCGCTTCTCTCCGAGATGGCATGCGCCTCCTCCACCCACGCATAGTCACAACCCTCGAACGACTTGATGCTATCGACCGTATGGTCCTGCAACCCGGCAAACAGGAACTCGGTGCCGTTCGCACACCGAATGGATGCGTCCGTAATCGTGTACAAGTCGCTAACACCCAACTCCCCGATCATGTCGCACAAGAGCCTGTGCGAACTCTGCTTGATCGACTTCTGAACCTCGCGGCAACACAACACCCGTATCGGCTTTCCCGCCCCCATCGCCACGAGTATCCGGGCTACCGACTGGCTCTTCGCCCCACCCCTTCCCCCATGTGCCACCTTATGGCGCTTCTGAACCTGTACGAACGGCAACATCTTTGCCGGTACCTGAAAGTTCAGTGGCCTGTCTCGCATCAGTGGATGCTATGCGGTATGTGGTGAGTAAGCAACAGCCAAGAAAGCAGGTAGAACTGCGCAAGTCTCCCCTCCGCGCCACCGGAGTCCCATCGCCTGGCTTTGGTGTCCCACCCACCCGGCAGGGGTCTACTTTTGACCCACCCCCTCCCTACACGGTTAGGGAAAGCCTGCACTCTTTAGCCGTCTAAACGTCTAAGGCTTGCGAGTCTTCCGACTCTGCGATTACCTGCAACGCCTCAGCAACTACCTGCTGCGGCTCTACACCTGTAACCGCTATGTGCGTCACCGGGAAGAGTGCAGAGCCGTTCGCTCCGGTGTGCTCGGTGGATGCCTTGGGCTTGCCGTCGAGTCGGTCACCGATCTCCCTGACTGCGAAGTCATCGCCCTGCAAGGCTCTTGCGACAAGCTTGTCAGCGATACGTCCTAGGGCTAGCGGTTGCTCCTGGGAAGCTCTCGCAAGGGCTTTGCGTATCGCATGTTCCCAGGTCTTCGCCTTGGCTGCGTTGCTGTTGCCGAAGGGCTTGTGCAGTGGAGGAGCGTTATTCGCCATATAACTGGTTGAAACCGTTTAGGTTCAGTTACAGCGGACTTTGCCTCAACTAGCGGCTTGTCGTCAACTATCAAGACGATCAAAGTCAAAGGAACACCCCCCCTACCCCCCCTCCTCTAGGCTTGGTGGGGACACACTCACAGACGGGTAAAGCGCAAGTTTCGCAAGCCTTGAATCTACGCCAATTCCTGCCCGCTTGTCTACTGTTGTGTTCGTATTAGACTAAGGTCTAATAGCAATGCTATGTTGCTTTATGCGGTAATACTGCCGCAACGCAACCGGAGACTTAAAACCATGAAGCGCAACAAACCAGACACCAAGCCAATAAGCAAAAATGAATGGGCCGCTATTCAGGTTGACCGTGCTTTTGCGGCCTATGCCAGCGTACCCGATCAGGATCGCAGCGCCGAACGCTGTTATTACTGCGGTTCAGCCTTTGCTGAGAACTGCACGGGTAAGTGTATCGGTCAGGAACATTCCTGATTCCCTCCCGCAATAACTAACAGGAGTTCTTTGTATGAAGCGCGAAAAGCTTACCAACGTTGAAACCGAGGCACAGTGTCAGGAATTGGCCGCAGACGCGGCTCGCAAGTCAGGTTACATCCACCGCACACGCATGCATCTGGCGCAGATTAATCCGGCACTCGGGGCAGGGCCGCAAACCGGCATGTTTGAAGTCAGGCAGATGGCTGACCGCATCATTTCGCTTCGCTCGCAGCAGGTGACGCCATTTGGGAAAAGCGCGAACAGCTGAAACACCTTGGCACTGAGGCAAAGACCCAACCCACTAACTAACCTGAAGGAATGACCATGTCACAAGAATATTCAAACCCAGAACGCGAATCCGACGAGCACGCATTGCCCGATCTGGAGGTCTTCTATCGCACCGATACCGCTTGCAAGGCCGATGGATGGGACACGGACGGCGGATGGTTCTACTGGTTCTGCTTTCCTGGCTGCTTGCCGGACTCCGATGCCGTAGGGCCTTTCGCTACGAAAGCCGAAGCATTGGCCGATGCACGGGAATCCAGCGCAGACTAACACTGCCTCTAACCCTGCCAGCGCGGGGTTAGTAGCGGTCGCAGACCGGTATAACTAACCTTTTGGAGAATTATCATGGTACGCACAGACGAAATTACGAATACTCAAGACGTGATCGACTCGCGTGACGTGATCGCGAGGATTGACGAACTGCAGGATGAATTCGCAGAGTTTCAGGACGATGAAGCGCGCCAAGCATGGTGCGATGAATTCGGCGCCGAACTGGAGTCCTTGAAGACCTTGGCGATCCAATGTGAAGGCTATGGCGACTGGCAGCATGGCGAAGCCTTGGTCAATGACGGTTACTTCACGCGCTACGCTGAACAACTGGCTGAAGACGTCTGTTCGGTCGATCCCAATGCCGCATGGCCTTACAACCATATCAATTGGGAATCTGCCGCAGAACAGCTCAAGGATGATTATATGTCCGTTGACTTTGACGGCACGACATTCTGGATGCGGTCATGCTGATCGACCGTCGCAT